CAAGACTAACTTTTCATTGATACAACACCACAAGTATAGTCTAACCGAACTTGAAAATATGATGCCTTGGGAAAGGGATATTTACGTTTCCATGTTGATTGCGTATATTGAAGAAGAAAACCAAAAAATACGAGAAAGACAAAAGAAGTAAATGGACTACTATAGAGCTTCAGACATTCGAAAGAAAGGTTTAATATCTACGATGACCGAAAGGTTATCATCAGGTATGGGCACCGGAGAAGCAATCAAAAGTTCCATTTCAGATAAAACCAAAGCAACTTTCACAGGCATAAAACAAAAATTTGATCCTTTAAATGTTGCCAGAATTGTTACTGGTGGTTCAAAATTTGCTCCAGCTTTGGTGGGAGCATTAACAGGAAGAAGTAAAAGAGATATTGGCTTTTTTACAGGCAAAAAAGACCGTACATTTACCAAATCCGATAATTCATTATTTGAAGATTCTCATGTAGTTGTTGATTATCTTGGTAAAATTTATGAAATGTTATTGAGAATAGAAAATAACAGAAAACTGGAACTAGAAGAAAGACAAAATAAACAAGAAGAAATTGATACAGAAGAAAATCGTAGAAACGAAGCGTTAATAGAAGCTTTAACTTTACGAAAGAAAATAAAAGTTCCAAAAAAACCAACAAAAGGTCCAAAGCCACCAAAGGCACCACCTGCAGCAAAGCCAACACCAACTGCACCGCCACCCCCAAAGCCTGCAGCACCAACTCCTACAGCACCAAAACCAACTGCACCTACAGCACCAAAACCAACTGCACCTACAGCACCGGCACCTACAGCACCTGCACCAACGGCAGGAAAAGTAAGTACAACAGTTTCAATTATTGGTGGCGCAGTAGCAGGCACGGCTGCAGTGATAGGTGGTAAAGAAGCATTAGCTGCAAATATTTCTAAGTATGAAAGTGGAAAAGCCGGATATAATGCCTATAATAAAGGTACTGTTGGTGATAGAATGATACCGTCAGATAAACCTATTGATTTTAGTAAAATGACTATCTCTGAATTTTTAAGGAGAGGAAGTCTAAAACCAGGTAATCCTGATAGATTGTTTGCTGTTGGTAAATATCAAATAATTCCAGCAACCATGAGAGATTTGATTAAACAATTAAAAATAGATCCTGACACAACCTATTTGGATCCATCAACACAAGATTCGTTGTTTACAAATGGATTAGTTGGCCAAAGAAGAAAGAAAGTTGATGATTATATAAAAGGTCGAAGTGATGACCGAGATGGTGCCATATTACAGTTAGCTCAAGAATTTGCTTCGGTTGGTGTACCATATGACATGACTGTAGGTAATAAAAAATTAAAAAAAGGTGATTCTTATTATTCAGGCATCGGGGGGAATAAAGCCCACAATTCACCTGAACAAGTGGGTGCCGCATTAGATGCAGACAGATTAAAAAATCTACAAAGCAACCAAACATCACCAGTACCACCAATTGCAACCGGCCAAAAGATTGATTCAGAATCAAAAGAAAATACTGCATTGAAAAAGTCTTTTGAACAACCACCAGTAACTAATAAAAGTGTAAATACCACCAATATAAACAATAAAACGGTATCAAGTAATGAACCAAAAAAAGAGGACGATAGCAATCCTTTAATTAAGAAAGCTAGATTAACATGAACTATCAAGAAGCCAAATCAATAAGACAAAAATCTTATATTTCATATCTGACACAAAAATTGTCGGAGGGTGAAGGTGTTGGTTCTGCCATTAAAGCTACTATATCAGATAAATCTAAAGCTAGGTCTATGGGTTTCAAAGAAAAATTTGATCCATTGAATATTGCCAAATTTGTAACTGGTGGTTCTAAGTTTGCACCTGCTTTACTTGGTAGTATGATGGGTCGTACTCAACAAGATATACAATATTTTTCTGGTACAAAGAAAGCGAAAGATGTTGGTGCTTCAGCAACTAAGATAGAAAGAATGGAATCTGATAATAATGTATTAGATGTTCTTTCTAAGATTTTTACTTTATTAGAAACAACAAATAAAAACGATACTCTGCGCAAAGAAAAAGAAAATAACTTTGCTGAAGAAAAAGAATTAGAAAGAGAAAAAAGACACAAAGAATTGATTGCAGCAATTACAGGCAAAAAACAGCCTACAACTGCCACACCTACTGCAGTTAAAGCTAATGATACTGGTGGATTAATTGCTACCATCATGGCATTAGTTGGTGGTTTGATTGCAGATGCTGTTAAACCTATCGTTGCTATGATAGCAGAAATAAGTTCACTTATAGGTGATATATTAAAACGAATAGGTATTAAAGCTGCCGAAACTGTTTTGTCTGCCGGAAAAAAATTGGCTTCTTTGGCAACAGGACTTGCTGGTGCAGGTGGTGTTGTTGCTGGTGTCGTTGCAGGTGGTGCAGTATTGAGTGCAGCTGCAACAAGTGTATTATCTTCTGAAGCCGCTCAACCATTAAAAGATGCCTTTAAACAAGAAAATGATCCTTATGGAATGTTGAGTGCTATGTCTGGTGATACTGGTATAGCTTCTTCTATTTTTAATGCTACTGCAGAAACAGATGAAAATGCTGTTCAGCGTAAAAAAGTAAATTTGTTGGCTAACAGACCTTCAGATAAAAAATCATTATTATTTTGGAAAGATTCCAAATTGGCTGCTGACTATTTGAAAGATATGGGTTGGGATGAAAAATCAGGAACAACCAAAGAAGAAAGATCCAAAGGTATGATTGGGGTTGATGCAAAGGGAAATCCTATCATGAAGCCAATCACACCAATAGAAACTCCAAATACTGAAACATCAACTCAAGTTCCTACAGATAAAAAAGCGCCAGCACCACAAGAAAAATCTGAAATGAAACCTGTTCCTGAAGTTTCAAATAAATTGAATACATTAGTAAACGAAAATAAAGAGTTGAATTTACCAAGTAAACCTGAATCTGTTGCAGAAGCACAGGTTGTAAATAATACAAACATAAACACAACAAAGAGCCAGAAACCAAAAGGTCCAATACCTTCTGTTAGAAATACAGAATCTTCTTTCCAACGAATGTTGTTAGGTAGTTTAAGAGTTGTATAATAACCAATAAAAAACCCCGCCTAAGCGGGGTTTGTTTTATATACAATTCAATTAGAATGTATATTTCACACCAGCAGTGATAATATTACCATTGTATGCCTTAGTAATATTATTACCTTTTTGGTAAGCATAATCAGCAACTACATTAACGTTCTTCAAAACTGGATATGCAACGCCAGCGCCAGCAAAAGCGGCACCACCATTACCTACACCAATTTTTTGTGTGTCGATGAATGCACCACCAACACGAACATTAGTTTGAACTGGACCCAATTTAACTAGGTCATAGCTAACAGATGCTGTATAACGATTAACATCAACAGAATTGGTTGTACTACGGTCAAATGTACCTTGTACACCAACTTTACCAAACGATTGACCAACAGAAACTCCTGCTAGGTCTTGTTTAGAACCCATATTACGACCACCATAGATGCCTACATCAGCTGCTGTTGCGATACCAGCGACTAGCATTAGTGCTGCAAAAAGTGACTTCTTCATTACTACTCCTTTTTAAGAATTAAAATATTAGTTTTCTTCAGCTAATTTGGCAAAATAAGCCATATCTTCATCTTCATCACCATCTTCTTTGAATGGAGAATCTTCTGCTTTAGCTTTAGGTGCATCAAAAGTTTTTGCTTTAACTTGTTCCACGGTTGTTTTAGGTGCTTCACCATTTAAACCAAGAACTTTGTCAAGGCGCTTCTTCAACTCATCATATGATTTAAATTCTTTATCACCAATCAACTCTTGTAAAGAATGTTGTGATTTCCAAATTTTTTCAAGTTCATCATCATCTTTTGACAAAGGTGAAGAAGATTCGAATTCAGATTTATCATAATTTTGATAACCCTCAACTTTACGAATTTTCAATTTGAAGTTGGCACCTTTCCATAAATCAAATGGATTGATTGCTTGTTCATCTTCAAACTGAGGATTCATGGCCTCTGAAATCTTATCAAAGATTTTCTTACCATAACGGAACAAAAATACTTTGCCTTCATTTTCAGGATGTTTAGGATCAGATACGATATAAACATTTGAAACATAATTTAATTTACGTTTTTGTTTACGAACAATATCTTTATTCGCTTCAATTCCTGAATTCCATAATGTAGAATTATGCTCACAAACAGGACATTTTTGGTCCTTTGTAGTCAAACAATTATCAATTAACCAACCACCAGGTCCTTGAAAACCATGTGAGAACATTTTTACCCAAGGTAAACCATCTTCACCATCTTTTTCAGATGCGGGAAGAAAACGGATAGTGGCCATGCCATTACCAGCTTTATCAACTTCTGGACGCCAGAAATTATCTACCTTTTCAGAACCTTCGGATGTTTGGGAAAGTGCCTCGATTGCTTTAGATAATTTATCAAGGTTGCCAGATTGGCGTTTAAGATTTGCAAAACTCATAGTATTTCCTTTCGTATAAACGGAGTATTAACGGTATATTAAAACGACTTATCCACAGACTTCTCATTATATAATAGTATTTATCCAATGTCAAGTGTACATCTTCAAAATACCAATGGTGGTTACGGCATCCGTATGAAGTATACCAACACCACCTTCTTCTCGCCATTGGTCGATATTTTGTGAAGTATCATCAATCAATAAGCAATCAGGTTTTGAATAAGATTTTTTAAATCTTTTTCCTGGTACCAAATTAATTGGATAATTGATACCATGTTCACGAGCCCACTTTGTTTTTTGTGGAGCTATAGCATCATGTCTTTTTTCAGATGCTGTTGAAGATAGTATCTCAACGGGAACACCGGTACTATCCAAATAATCCAATAACATTTTAGCGTCTTGCATCAGAGGCAATTTAGAAAATTGTTCCGTTTCGATAAAATGGTCAAATAATTTATAGAATTCTTTTTTAATGTCAGCCTCTTTTGGTGACATTTTATAAAGTTCTTTATATTGTTTATCGAAATCTGCAATTACGCCATCCATGTCCAAATATATTTTTTTGACTTTAAGCATATTCTCTAATCTTTTTTTTCAAAATGTGTAAAAACTTTTCTTTATCATAATGTATAAACGGCGTATATTTTTTAATAAGTCGGTGCCATGTTGGCCAAATTAAATCATCTGTAATTTCTTTTTCCCACTTTGGCATAAGATTTGCAATCTCAACAAGAATACAAACTGATTCTAACGCAACTTCATTCTTCATCAATTTGG